TGACGACCCACAGCTTGTCGTCCGCGCCCAGCATCAACTGGCTCTGCGCTCCGCCCCGCATCCGTCGAATGGCCTGCACCGCAAGGACCGCCACGAACCTACCCCGTTCCAAAGGATACTTCACGAGGAGCGTTGACCGTGCTCCGTTCTACGTTCACCGTGAGGTCACGTGGCCGAAGCCGCCCAACATACAACGCCTTCATCGCCGCGCTCCACTCCGCAGTTCCTTGCGCACCGCCTGGGCGATAGCAAAGGCCATCACGCAGTCGTCGTGTCCTCCGCTGACCGCGCCGGTGCGTCCGTTGGCGTGGGTGACGAAGGTGCGGCACTCCTCGAGCAGGCGCCGGCTGCGGAACCGCTCCGGATGGCTTACCAGAAGCGCGCCCAGGTCGCCCACGATCTCCGGCTTGGAGGAGCCGGTGGTGAGCCATCCAGGCACGCCCTTGTGGTCGTAGACCCGTTCATACTTCTCCCCTTCCTGCATGTGGGCGATGACGGCGTGGCCGTGATTGTTGCGCTCCACCACCATCAGGGCCGGCTGTCCGGGGGTGCTGTACTCGCGCGCCAGCTCACCGGCGACGCGGGCCAGCTCCAGAGGGCCAAGCCGCTGCTGCAACTCCGCGCACTGCAGGCCGGTCTCCATCTCGATCACCTGCAAGGCGGCGTAATCGCCCTGGGAACCGCCGCCGGCCGGATCGAGGGCCACGATGTAGTCCTTGCCCGGCTGCGCCGGGAGAAAGATATGCAGCTTTTTCCCTCGGCGCATGCCGATGGGGTCTTCGACCAGCTTCAGGCGTTGCTCCAGCGCATCCATATCGAAGCAGCACTCGCCGGTGGAGCGGAAGCAGAGCTCCGCGTTCTCGGCGAACTCCTGGGCCCGCAGGCCGCGATAGCTTGCCTCCAGGTCTCGGCGAAAGCCGATCTGGGCCAGGGTCAAGCCATGGTCGCGCACCAATGCGATCTCGTCGTCGCGCAGGTCTGTAACCTCCGCCGATACGTACGTGCTCTCCATCCACCAGGGGAAGAAGTGCCGGACCGTCCCATTCTCCTCCGCCTGCTGCCACTCTTCATAGAAGCATCCGCAGGCCCCGTTCGGCGTGCTCTCCAGCACCAGCTCTCCGCCCGGCACCAGCGCGGCGCGCAACCCGGCCAAGGTTGCCGCGGCGTCGCCCGGCCAGCGCGACACCTCGCTCAAGTGCATGTTCTGCACGGTCAGGCTGCGGCCGGCATTCTCATCCGAAGCGCTGAGCACACGGAACTCACTGTCCAGGTTGGGAAAGACCATCTGCCTGACGTTGGCGCGGCTGCGGCGCAGGCATCCCTTGCGCAGGTACTCGGGAAGACACTCCCAGAACCGCTGCACTATGCGGAAGATCCCTTCTGCTGCTTCGCGGGTGTGGGCGACCTGAACGGTCAGCACCCCGCACGCGGTGATGGTCTTGAGGAAGAAGCGGCCTGCCACCCAGGTGGTCATGCCCATCTGCCGTGCCTTGACCACGATGTTGCGCAGCCCGCGGTCGCGCTCGAACCTGGCCTGGACCGGGTTCGCGTCCAGGGCACTCATGCGCCCGGCACGGTCCCGGATCGTCAGCAGCCGGTGTGCCAGCCGGATGCTGTTTCCCTTGGGATCCGGCAGCCTATCGAGGGTCTTACCGAGTCGCAGCAGGCCAGGAAGATCGTAGTCCGGCTCGCCGGTCTCATCCCTGCGGTCTTTCTCCTCATCCTCGGAATCGGACCATTGGCCGGATTCTGCGTCACCGGAGGCTACCAATATGCGATACACGTGTAGGTGAGCACGTCTCCGGTGTTCAACGTACCGCCCGGAGCCGAGATCGCCATGCCACCGGTCCCGCTCTGCGCCACGACATAGCGGTTGGACGGCAGCGCGCCGCCGCTCAGCGTAGAGCCGGAGACGCTGATGCGTCCGCCGGACGTGGTCGCCAGGGTTGCGCTGTTCCCGGTCACGCCGTCCATGTACGTATAGGTGAGGGTGATGGCCGAACCGGAGAGCGAGTAATCGAATTGAGCCAGCGTGGGATTGGTTCCCGGAGCCGTCCCTGGCACGACGGCGCCTGCGGGACCAGACCCTGCCACGAAGTTCGGCAGGTTGGCCGCGGTAAGGGCCGCAGTCGAACCGATCGGCACGTCACTGCCGAAGGTCACCACCGTTCCCTGGATGGTGACCGTGTCGCCGCTGTTGGGATTCGTGTTGAGGGTAATGGTGCCGGTCGCCCGATGGCCTTCATTCTCCACCGAGCAATGGGGAGCGGCATTCTCCCACCCCGGAAGAGCATTGGCATATTGGAAGGTCCAGGTCACTCGGCAGACGCTCGGCGGCGAAGCGCCCACCACAATCCTTCCCGCCCCATCGTTGCTACCCTTATCGAAGGTCGCACCCGTGCCGCAGTTCGATCCGCCCGCCCCTCCGGTGAAGATCGGGGAGACGGTCGGGTTGCCCGCATTATCGTGGAACTTCGGGTGGTAGTCCGGCTCGAAGTCCATGATGGTCTGGTTGTTCTCTTGCATCATGAGCGCGGCGTTCGGATTGTTGCAGCCTCCTGCGTTCTTATTCAGTGCCCCATCGCCCCAGTCGGCACTCCAACTGGCCCACTGACAAAGACCATCGCCCACCAGCTTCACCGCCGCTCCATTGGAAGGTTGGGGATTGCCGATAATCAGCGCGGGCTCGCTCCCGCCGCCGTCATTGAAAGTGAGAATCTGGTTGCCGTTGCTGAATATTGCCGGGCCAAAATTGTAGCCGGAACTGTCGTTGCCCAGCACACCGCCGTACCGGCTGGCAGCGTAGATGATGCGGCCATTGGAGTCCAGCGTGGGGACGCTGGTGGGCGCATAGGCAGTGCCATTCCAGAGAGGAGACTGACCCGCTGCGGGCGCGGTCGAGGAGACCGCATGGCCTTGCAATCCAGTCACCAGCGGAGTGGCGTCGGTTCCGCCAATGTCTCCGCTCAGGGAGATGCCGCCGCCGCCGCCCCCGCCGCTGCCACCGATCGCGGCCCAGTCGGACGGGCTCGAGGCCGGTGTGTTGCCATGGTTGTTCGCCACCAGCGAGATGTACGTCACGCTGCTCGAAGTCACCAGGTCGCCCACGTTGTAGTAGGTCGAGCCATAGTATGTCAGCACGCTCGGCAGCGTCACAAAGGTGCGCGTCTGCGCCGGCGCGTTTGCGGGCGCGAAGAATAAAGCCAGGGCAAGTGAAGCTGCTGCCAACAGGGTGCGGAACTTCATGTTTTTGTCTCCTAGAGCAAAGTGAGTGTTTCGGCGCCGCTGACCACGCTGAGCGCGTAGGGTTGGCCGGTGACGGAATCGATGAAGCCGAGCGAGGAAGCAGCGCCAGGCGTGGCCCCGACGGAGACGAGCGTCGCGGCGCCGCTGACAATTTCAAGGGCATAGCAATCGCCGGTCACCGTGTCTGCGAGCACGTTGGCCGGGACCAGGCCGAGCGCGCCGCTGACCACAGCCAGCCGGTAAGTGAGCGCGGAGATTGTGTCGACGAAGACCGGCGATCCGGGCGATCCAGCCGCGCCTTGCAGCCCGACGGTATACGGCGCCTGGGCCGGGACGTTGGGCGTGTAGGTGTCGAAGTTGAAGGTCGCGCCGGTGGGCTGCACGCCCTTGTAAACCGCCAGCACGCGGCTTTGCGGGTCGAGGACCGTGATGCGAAACGAGATGTTGGCTGGCAATGTCAGCGCCGTATCCGCAACCACATTGCCCGCGCCGATGGACCCGGCCGCGACCGGGAAGGTTGCCGCCGCCACCACCATCTGGCCGCCCGCGCCGCCGGAGCTGGCGGTGATGGGGAGGTTGTTGTTGTCCGTCGGCTGCACCAGCAGCGATCCCGCCGCCAGCGGAAGTCCGGAGGCGTCCTGAATGTTGTTGGCGACGAATGCGGTGAAGCCGACCAGGGCGACGGTAAGCGTGACCGTGGCGGCGGCCGTGGCGGCGGCCGAGAGGACGAGAGAGGCCCCGGAAACGGAGACGATGGTCGTGCCGCCCGGGATGCCCGCGCCGGCGATCGTCTGGCCCGGGAAAAGGCGCCTGGTGCTGGAAAGCGCCGAGACGGTAGTGCTGGCGACAGTGGTGGTGCCGGTAAGGGTGATCGGCGTGGACATGCCCAAGGTGATAGCGGCATTCGGGGAAAACCGTCAAAGCAGCGGTACTTTCGGCACTCGCCGCGAAGCGGTCTACTGGATGTAAATCGGAGTGACCGAGAGGGCGCCGATGATCTCAGTTGCGCCGGCCGTGATGGTGCCGCCGGCGCCCGACACCGTCGAGGTGACGCTGACGGTGTCCAGATTGGTGCCTGCGGGCACCGACGCCGTATAAGTCGCCGGACCCGTGACCGAGCTGCTGCTGAAGAGCGTGGTGGGCGTCCCCCCGATGCTGCACACGATGCTGGCGGGCATCGCCGATCCTCCGGCGACATAAGGGATCGGGGTGATCCCATAGGCCGCACCCACGTAGAGGGTGACAGCGCTGGCGAGGGTGAGGCTCGGGAAGCCTGACCATGTCTCTTTGGCGCTGGTCGAGGAGGTCGCCGTCTGCGGATAGACGCTGGTGCCCGCGACCGAACCGATGGCCGCAACATAACTGCCAACCGGCGACGCGGAGACGTAGGCCCCGCCGTTGATGCTGCGCACGGTGGGAACGTAGCGCGCCGTGGCGCTGGCGTAGCCGGTGACGATCGAATCGATGAGCCAATAGCCAGGCTTGCCCAGGAAGTCCGCGATGTTGGTGGTGGCGATGGGCGTGACGTTTCCGCCCGCGTTGGCAAAGTCGATGTAATAGACGTAGTAGGTGGTCTGCTGCAGCAGGCTGGGGATGGAGACTGCCCCGCCGGGAAAGATGGAAAGCGAGAGCTGCCCGACCTGCGCGGTAAACGGGTTGCAGATGATGGTCGCCGTGCCGGACGGGTACGCCACCTGGGTCAGCGAGCCGGTGCCAATGGGGTAGAGGGTGCCGGCCTGGGGCGAGGCCACCACGGCCGCGACTGCGCTGATGGTGACGGTGGGCGCGGAGTTGAAGCCCGCGTAGTCGTTATTCACGTCGAAACCGACCACCGTATACTCCACCACCGTTCCCGCCTGCATCTGCTGCTGCCAGGAGGTAGGGCTGCTCTTCAGCCGGGCGACCATCTGCGGGTTGCCGGCCGGCGCGCCGGTGGTGGGGTTCAGGTAGGTCGCGTAGATGCCCACGCCGACCGTGTCCGGCCCGTTCTGCCAGGCCAGCGCGGCGAAGGGGATAAAAGCCCCCCCAGACAACTGCGGCACCAGCAAGCCGGTCAGCTTGGTGACGCCGGGGTTGCTGCTGCTCTGCGCGCTGGTTTCGCCGATGATGGGGGTTGCATCCACGTACACGTCCGGGTTGTAATCGATCCACTCGATGTTCGCGCGGAACTCCGAAGCCTTGCGGATGGTCAAGATGCGGACCAGCTTCTGCGAGCCGGCCGGGCCATAAAAGTAAGTGGAATAGTCTGCAGGCGCCTGCGACAACGGGGTGCCGAGTTCAACGCTGAGGCCACCCGTACCGGAAAGGCCAGCCGATGCCGAGATGCCGGTCACCGTAGCGGTTTCGAGCACGTCGGTGTCGAAGAGCTCATAGCTCTGGCCCGGCGCCGCCGTAAAGCCCGCGACCGGCTGGATGACAACCAGGCCCACTCCTGTACTGACGATCGGGGAGTCGAAGCTGGCAGCGCCGGCCGTAACCACGGCGCGGGTGACGCGGTTGGCGTTGTCAAAGCTCGAGAGCGTGAGCTGGGTGCCGGTGTTGGCGCCGGTGGCGTCAATCACTGGCGCGACCGCGGTCACCGTGCCGGCGTAGCGTTGCACCGAGGCGAGGAGCACAATCAGCGAGTAGCTGGTCCCAGTGACGAAGGGGAGATCGTCGCGGTCGACCAGCACGGAAGCAGCGGTCGAACCCGGCAACGTTCGGCCGCCCCAACCCCATTCAGGCACGTCATGCTGCAGGATCACGACATTGCCGGGCCGCGAAGCGATCGCATCCACGTCGCACTTGATCGTGCCCGTGCGCAGCAGAAACTGGTTGCAGCGTTCTTTGAAGCGAGCCAGGTGCCAGGCCTGCGCGGGCACGGTAATTCCCTTGCCGTCGACGCGCACGTTCTTGATGACGACGCCGGCATCCTGGTTGGCTGGGTCCATGTAGACCAGCGGGTTATCCTGCCGGTAGTAGCGGGTGGAGTCGGCGAACTGGATCTCGACCTGGTTGGCGCGCGCGTCGATGTCCATCCAGGTCTCGTTAAAGCTGTCGTCGAGGATGTTGCCCATGGTGAAGATCTGCACCGGCACATCGGCCTGGTCGAGGAAGACGCCGTAGTCGCGGCCCAGCGGGATGAGCTGCGCGCGCGACATGCGCCCCACCACGTTGAGCTGGTCCCACAGGTTCGACTCGTTGTCGAAGACGCCGTTGAAGACGTGGCGCCGGATGCTGCCGCCGTTGCCGTCGTCGACCAGCTCGTCGTTCAGCTCCGCCCACGCGACCCACTCATCGATAAAGCGGTCGATGTTGGCGGCGACGATGCCGGGCCACTGGCCGCCGCCATAGAGGCCGTCCAGCATCATGTCCGCGGCGACGCAGGCGGGGTTGTCCTCTTCGAAGGCTTGTAACGCTCCCGGTAGCACATTGTTATCCAGCGTCCGCAGGCCGTACTCAATCAGCGCGGTGATGCTGAGGTTGGCGCCGGAGATCTGCCCGGTGGCCAGTGCGCGCACGCCAATCAGGACCATATTGGGGTAGGCGAGATCCAGCAGGCTGATCTCGTTGACGTTGTGCACCCAGATGTCCTGGCCGATTTGCGGCGACCAGTTGTCCCCCGGCGAGATGTCGCCAGGGCTGCCCCAGCGCGCGGACCCGTACTTGGTGATGCGCACGTCATATTTGCCCGCCGCCGGCATGTAGATGGTGGTGCGCTGATAGCACGCGGTCTGCTGGCAGAAGGTCGCGCTCTGGTAGCCGGCGGTCCAGCCGGTCACCAGGACCAGGTTGATGTTGGGCACGGTGAGCTGCCACTCGCCGGTGCAGTTCTTTGAGTAGGTCCAGGTGGTGCCATCCGGATTCAGGACCTCAACGCCCTCGCTGGTGGCGTAGGGTTCGCCGGGATAATGCGAGCCGCTGTCGGTGGCGTAGACCACGCCCAGGCCTGGCGCCAGGTCGGTGGCCATCGCGCACCAGGTGGGATAGGGATAGGGCGACCCATCGAGGTGGTAGGTGACCACGTCCTCGGTGGAGGCGGGGTAGAGCGCCGGCTGCCAGTCCTCCCGGCCGCCCGGATACCCTGTACAGGTCAAATTCGGGGTTCCCGTGACGGTGGCGGCAGCCGAGAGGATGAGCGTCCCATAAGGGCCATAAGGACCCGCGCCTATCCCTATGCCGGTGCCGACGTGGGCAATCGTCGTCCCGGACGGGATTCCCGCCCCCGAGATGGGCTGACCGGCGGTGAGCAGCAAGGTGTTGACCCCCGTGACGGTTGTGCTCCCGGCTGTGGTGTTGCCGGGAAAGGGGCCGGGTGTCGATCCGTTGAGCGCATACTCCACCAGATAGGTCATGGTCGCGGGGATCAGGTTGTTGTCATTGGTCAGCACCCAAAGGCCGTCGGGGAAGACGACGTCCACCTGGAGCTCCTGGGTAAGGTCGCCGGTGCCGGGCACGATCACAGGCACGCCGGCGAGGCACTGCGCGTCCTGCGGGTAGCCGTTGACAATGCGATTGAAGCCGGGGATGGGCGTCTGAGTATTGCTGCCGAGGCGGGTGTAGTAGCTCACGTTCCCGTACTCGGCGATGTCTTTGCCCTGGATCTGCAGCCCGGTGATCGAGCGCGCCGGGCCGTAGCCGTAGCACACCAGCGCGTTGATGTACTGATCGGCGCCCTCGACGTCGACGAAGCTGGAGACGATGTTGCCGCCGGAGAGGAACGTCCCATAGCCTTTGGGGATGACGGTGCCCGACTGCGCGAGCGACTGCGGCCCATCGAAGGCGTAGCTGGGCGAGCTGGACTTTTTGCTGGGATTGTTGAGGAACGCGGAGATCAGCAGGTTGCCCGCGACCGAGACCGCGCCGGCCAGCAGGCTCGCGGTAGCCGCGCTGGTGAGTCCCATCAAAGCGAAGCCCGCGCCGCCGGTAATTGCGCCCACGGCCACCGCGGCCGCCATCACCCCAACCTGGGCCAGCGTGCGCAGCAGGCTTCCGCCCGCCAGCCGGGGCGCGCAGACGACGCAGTCGCCGTCCTTCAAAGTCAGCTCGCCCCACAGCGAGCGCTCCCACACGCGGCCGTTGAGCGAGACCGTGATGTGATCGAACTCCGATCGCGGACTGACGCACCGGACCAGAAAGCTGTCCAGGCGCTCGCCGCCGTGCCAGTCCATCTCCCGCGTGGTGCGGCCGGCCGAGGGCTGCAGCGGATTCTTGACTTCGACGATGGTGATCATGGGCGGGCGCCCTCGTCGCCGTTGGAATACGCGCCGAGGCCTGGCGCGAAGCGTTTTTCGCTGACTCGCTGACTTGCCGGCTCGCTGGCCAGCAGATAAAAGCCGAGGATGCGGTTTTTGAACAGCGGCCCGAGGATGGACTCGACCACCACGCCGCGGGTCTGTGCCGTGGTGTGGAGGATGCGGTGCTGCGATACCATCGTGCCGAGGTGATGCTCATGCAGACCCATCTTGAGCAGCGCAACGCAGCCCGGCTCCGGCTTGCGCACGCGCTGGCAGTCGGCGAGGAATCCGCCCGCCGCGATCTGGCGGTGGAGCTCGGCCTCGCTCGAATAGAACTCCGGAACGGCCAGCCCGCGACGTCGCTGGATCTCCGCCGCCAGGCCGACGCAGTCGAAAACATCCGGGCCGCGTCCGCCCGCGGCAAAGGGCTTGCCAACCAGGTCCGCGTACAGCCGCGCCGGTAGGCACTTCGCGACCTCGGCCGCATAGTCGCTGAAGTCCTGATAGCAGGGGTTCCTCATGCGACACTCGCCACGGCCGCGCCGTTGGTGTCGATCCCGGGAAACGTCCCGATCCGGATCAGGTTGTTGTGCGCGATGCAGCCGGTGGCGCCGTCGATGGTGTGGCTGCAGGTGGTCAGCGCGCCGATGTACCCGCACTGCGCGCCCAGCGGATCCACCAGCGGGTGGCCGGCCGTGATCGCCGCGGCGGTAAGCGCCTGCAGGTCTGGCGAGTTGTACTGCCAGATGCAGAAGTTCGGCCGGTACATGTGGATCGGGAACAATCTCCGCAGCGGGCTGGAAGCTCCCAGTTTGAAGTGGATCAGCTTGGCGTCGCTGATGGTCTGTTTGACGGTGAAGCTCAGCGTGAGGTCGGGCTCGCCGGCGGGGTTGGCGGTGTTGACGGCGTAGAGATCGAGCGCCGCGCCCACGACGCCGGCGTACTGCTCAATGGTCTGCTGCAACGCGCGCATCACGTTCGAGGCCTGGACCTCGCAGTCGGGCACGCTGCCGTTGGAGCTGACGCTGAGGTCGCCCATCTGGAAGTTGAACGGCGTGTAGGTCTGCGGGCCGTTGCCATCGTTGGCGTCGAAGGTGCAGGGGTTCAGGTCGCGCACCAGGCGCAGGTGGGTGTCGGTCAGCGGGTCGGTGCCAGGCCATGCGAGATCCATCAGCAGCAGCCACGGCTCCGAGGACGCGAGCTTGTGGCGCTCGATGTTGGCGACGACGGAGAGCAGGGAGAACGGCGGCCGGGTAGACATCAGACCTCCGAGATCCCGAAGCTGGCGTTCTGGCGGAACTCGGCGCCGACATAGCCGGCGTCGGTGTAGGTGGGAACGGGGTCGAAGCGGACCAGCAGCGTCACCGGGTTGCGCGGATCGCGGTTGTCCTGGAAGGTGAAGATCTGCGCGCCGTAAACTGCGTCCTGCTGGACGAAGGTCTCGAGCCTGGTCCAGTCGTCATTGGTCAGAAAATCGATGGTGACCTGCCACTTGCGCCGCCGCCGGGTGAACTTGGCGCGGGTGCTCTGCATCCCGTTCTCCATGGGATCGCGCAGCGTGGGGTCGATGGTGGCGGTCTTGGTCCGCAGCGAGGGCGCGCGGCTCAGCTCCGGAAATGCTGGGTTGCTCACGCGGGGATTCTGAGGCCTTCTGTCAGAATCGTGCAAAAACCGGCACTTCGTGCGGTCCTCAACGCGCTCACGCGCGTGAAAGCACCGCGGAAGCGGTCCAGGACGGGGCGAAGCACGTTGCAGCGGCGCCGGAGATGACACTGGGGGCGAAGCCCGGGACTGTGCTGAGTCCACGCCGCCGCACCCCAGTTATGCGCCATCTTGCCCGACACTAGCAAAGGCCGGGAGAATGGCCGCATGGGCGACCTGGTCAAAGTGAGTGTGGACGTCGACGGACCGCTGCGAGGCATCCGAGCCCTCCGCGACCAGTCGCTCCCCTTCGTCATCGCGCGGTCCCTCACCATGACCGCCCAGGACGCCCAGACCGTCGTACGCCAGTTTGAGAAGGGTGGCGTGTTCAATATCCGCAACGACTGGACGGTCCGGAATACCAAGATCACGCCGGCGACCAAGGAGAAGATGATGGCCGAGGTCTACACCGACACCGGCAACGCAAGCCATCCCGACTATCTGCCGCGGCAGCAGGATGGCGGCGAAAAGGTTCCCGTCGGCGGCCACCGCTGGCTGGCGATCCCGACCGATTACCTCTTCAAATACACCAGCCGCAAACGTGTGATCCCGGACAACCTCCGTCCTCGGGCCCTGTTGCCCGCAAACGCGCAGTTTGGGGAAAGCTATGAGGGCAGCTTCAGCTCGGGCGCCGGTGCCGTCAAGCGAGTGATCGGCAAGAAGACGCTGAAGAAGTTGGGAACAGCCGAGTTTGTCGCCTTCGTCCAGAAGGCCAAGTCGGGAATTCAGTGCATCTTTGTGCGTCACGGCGGGATGAGCTGGCACGGCGGATCGAGAGATGCGGAGCCCTGGTACCTCCTCATCAGTCACGGACATGTGAAGGGGGTCTTCCCGATGACCGAACTTGTCGAGAAGACGGTGGGGGCGAAGTTTGATGCCAACTTCACCCGCGCCGCCACCGAGGTGGCCGTCAACGATGCCCTGCGCGGCACCGGCCTCTCCGTGAAGTTCTAATCTTCGATATTTCGCTTGTCATCTTAGTTTATTGTCGATACAATTAGATACATGGAAGTCACCTTTGACCCCGCAAAAGATGCCGAGAACATCAGAAAGCATGGCATCTCGTTGGCTCGGGCCGAAGACTTCGATTTCGACACCGCCTACTACGTTGACGACGACTCGCAGGACTATGGGGAAATCCGGGTGATCGCCATTAGCTGGCTCGACGCCCTGCTCTACACCCTCATCTTCCGCGATGAAGACGCCCCGAATACGATCCGCGCAATCAGCCTCCGCAAAGCAAACGCACAGGAGAGAAATCAATATGCCCAAAACTAAAGAGCCAGTGCAGGATGGGATTCCTGATGCCGAGAACCCCGAGTGGACGAAAGAAATGTTCGACCGATCGAAGCGTTTCGAGGATCTCCCCGCGAGCCTTCAGGCTAAACTTTCAGCGATTCAGAAAGCATCCCGGAAGAGGCGCGGCCTGCAGAAGGCGCCCACGAAGGTCCTTACCTCGATACGTTTATCGTCCGACGTAATCGACGCATTGAGAGCCACCGGTAGAGGCTGGCAGTCCACTGTGGACGCAACCTTGCGCCGTCAGTTTGTCAAGAAGTCGAGAGGCGTAGGCTCCTAGGCGCCGGCGCGCATCGCAGTGGAGATGGGACCGTTCTGGCTCAGGTCCTCCAGAATCACATGGGTCATGTAGCTGCGCGTGTCGGCGTCGAAGCTGCTGCCGGTCTGGCGCGCCGTCACCGGCTGGCTGCTGGCGTTGGTAACGTTCATGGTCATGCTGGGCGCGCCGCCGCCGCCGCTGCTCTTGCTGAGGTTCTGCAGCGCATCGTTGGGCATCACCGTGCCGGGGCCTTCGGGGAAGAACAGTTCGGGGCCCTCCTCGCCAACGATCCCTGGCGAGTTCATGTCGCCGCCGCCGGCATGCCCGTTGCCGATCAGCGCGGCCAGGTCGGTGCCGTCGCCCCCACCGCCAACGCCGCCGCCACCCCCGCCGCCGGACATTCCCGCGCCCAGCCCGGTCATAAACGGCTTGAGGAACGCGTTGATCGCGAACTTCGCCGCCAGTTCGACCAGGTCCTGCTCCATGCTCATGCACATCTTGTGGAAGCCTTCGCGGCCGGTGCCGGTGGCGCGCGCCATCTTCTCGGCCATCGACGTCATGCCGTCGCCGAGCTGCTTGGCCGCCTCGACGCCCGAGGACTTCTTATCCTCTTTTTTCTCCGCCTCCATCTCGCGCGTGATCTCTTCCTCGATCTCCGCGTAGGCGGCGCGGCCGGCATCGCCGAACGCGGCATACTCGGCCGCCAGCGCCTGCAGGCGAACGATCTCCGCTGCATGTTCGGCGTCCAGGTCCTTCAGCGCGGCCTGCTGGCTCAGGGTCCCGGCCAGCGCCTGCTGCTGCACCTGGGTCTCCACCAGCCCGGACTCGCGCTGCATGGCTGTGCGTTTCAGGTCGAGCGCCGCCAGCGCCGCATCCTGCTGCTTCTGTTTCTCGATCCCCGCCATCGAAGAGACATCGACGGCGGCCGGAGGCGCTTCGCGGGCCAGCTCCTGCATCTGGTGCAGCGCATCGATCGCGGCCTTCTGGCGCGCAGCCACCAGCGCGGCCACCGACTTATCGATCGGGACCGCAGCCGCCTGCACCGCCGCGGTACCTTTGCCGCCGTCGTCGTCCCCGGAAATGTTGAGCGCCGGTGCCTTTGGTGCTAGCTGCGCCAGCATCTCGGTGTCGTGCTCCATAACGGCACCGTGGCGGAGCATCATCGTATGATAAGTAGCCCGATCAGCCTCGTTTCCAGATTTGAGGGCAGCATCGTGAAGGGACTGTTCACGTAGATAATAGGCGGCCGCGGCGGCCTGCGACTGGCTATAGTATTCCTGCTGCACCGCGAGCTTCTGCTTCTCATATTCCTTCTTCGACACGAGGCCTTTGCTGTGTTTCGCGTCGAGTGCCACCGCCTGCGCCTGGGCAGCGTCGGCAGCTTTCTGCGCCGCCATAGCGGTTGGAACCAGGTTCGACTCACTGATCGCCGTCACGCTCTGCGGAACATATTGCTTGTAGTCTGTGGCTGTCTTTACGGTCCGGTAGCTACTGAAATTTTCCATACCGGCATTGCCGGACGCTACCATCAGTTGACGAAGTTTTTCAATACCTTTTTCAGCAGCGCTGGCCATATCGGTAAGTGCCGGGCTCAGTGCGCTGGTCAACGATAGAGCCAGCCCCTGAGTTGCTCCATCGAGCTTTACCTCGGCCGCATGCATCGCCTCCAACTTGGCGATACCGGCGGCATCCAGCACCAAGCCGAGCGATTCGGCCTCCGCCTTGAACTTTGCCAGCCCGGCGCTTCCCTGGTCGAGGATCGGGATCAGGTCCAGACCGGTCTTGCCCAGCAGTTGAGTGGCGATGGCCAGCTTCTGCGGACCGTCGGGCATCGTCTGAAATTTATCGGCGAGGATCTCCAGCATCCCGTAGAGATCGTTGGAGTGGGCGCGAACCTGCTCCACACTGATGCCGAGCAGGCCGAAGCTCTGGATCGCCGCTTTCTTGCCCTCTTCCGCATCCAGCATCTCGGTGGAAAGTTTCTTGCTCGCCCGCTGCAAGGATTCAAAGCTGACCCCGGTCACGTCGGAGACATACTTCAGCCCGGAGAGGGTCTCGGTGCCGATGCCGGTCTTCTGCGAGAGATGGCCAATCTCGACACCGAGGTCGACGCTGGTGCTAATCATCTGTTTCAGCTCGGAGATGGCCGCGCCGATACCCACCGAGATCCCGAGCGTGCCCAGCGCGTTCTGTATGCCGCCCAGCGCGGACGAGATCGACGAGCCCGAGCTCTTGGCCTCTTCGGCCGTCTGCTTAAGGTGGGCATCGACCATCTCCAGCGCCTTGGCTGCGCTGGCCCCATCGCCGGTGATCTGGATGACTACGCCCTTGGTTGCCATTTACCCCTCTGTCCCCGGTTCCATGGAGATACTGCCACGGAGCCGCCCGATCCGGCGAAACCGCCAAAATTCGGGGTCGCCCGGCCCACGGCAGCCTCCACAGCGCGCCGCTGGCGATCCGGTGGGGGGTAGCATCCCCAAAAACGGCCTACCGGCGCTTACCCCGGCTCGCCAGCAGCTTGGTCAGTCTCCGGTCTGCGGCCGCAACGTCGCCCAGGTCGCCCCGGCCACGTCCGTCGCCCACCAGATCCGCCGGGGTGATGGCGCGTCCGCCCGTCGCCTTGCGGCTGGCAACCAGCGCGTTGAGCTTTTTCAGGTCCGCCTGGATCCCGCCGGCGTCGGGGAGCTCCTCGCCCAGCAGCACGTCGGCGGTGAGGCGGGCCTCGGAGTACTGGGAGTTGAGCAGCATCGCCATCCACTCCCCCTCGCGGCGCCGGCGATCGCTGAGGACGCGGTCGTAGCCCTGGCGCGCCAGGTTGTACTCGCGCAGGGTGCTGGCCCAGAATTCAGTTGCGGTCTGGCCTAGTCCGCCACAGGCGAAGCGCTGCGCTTCGCGGAAGTCGAAGCCGGTTTTCTTTTTCCGGCCGGGCTTGGCGGCGGCGCCGGCGGGGCCTCGAGTTTTCCCGGCGGCGCCGGCGTTGAAATTGCGCCAGTGATCGCCATGACCAGCGCGTTGAAGATGGGCTCGAAGGTCCACGGGTGGATCAGCGCGGCGGCGTCTTCCTCGGTCAGCGTCTCGCCGGTGTCGGAGATCTCCGCCTGCAGGCCGGCCCACAGAAAGAAGCGCAGCGCGTCCGGATGTTTGAGCTTGACCTTGCGGTTGAGCCCCATGCCTTCCAGGATGTACAGCTCGCGGACGAAGCCGGCGCCGTAGCGCTGCACCAGCATCCAGGTGGCTGCCATGTCAAAGAAGAGAATGCGCGGGCGGTCGAGCGTGATGGCAATGGCGCCGCGGGCTGCGGAAATCTTCATGTAACCCTTTCAAAAACTCGGTGGTAAGTGATCAGTGGTAAGTGACCGGTGGTAAGTGATCAGTGGTAAGTGGTCAGCAAAAACAAAAAAGGTCAGCAAAAACAAAAAAGGCGACGCGCTGCACTGACTTACAACTTACCCCTCGCTCTCACTTACAACTTACCCCTCGCTCTTACTTACCACTTACCCCTCGCTCTCACTTACCACTTACCCCAACGATGGTGACGGTGAGCGTCTTGCTCTGCTGGTTCCCTGCCGCATCCCGCGCGATGACTTGGACCTGATAAACCCCAGGCGCCGGCACGGGCGCGACCGGCGCGGCTGGCAACCCGCATCCAGCCAACAGAAGCAGCGGCAATATCCACAGCATTTTCATCGGGTTCCTCATTGCGTTTTCACGGCGACGGGCTGGCCGTCCTTGCGTGGGGGAACACGGCTAAAAACAACCTCGCCCATCGCCGGTGCTTCGCCCCGTCCTGGCGTTCGAGAACGGCACGAAGTCCTTATACCTCCGCCTGCTCGCCGGTGATCGTGTTCGGGTTGGCGATCGGAGCAGACTGGCTGCCGATGGTCAGCGGCCCGGTGCCCTTGAGACTCACGTCGAGCCCGACAATCTTACCGACGCCGGCGGTGATCGGGATGCCGTCGACGAACGCCAGGCCGGTCCATACGATGTCCGAGTTGGCGTAGTCGGGGAAGAAGTTCCACTTCTGCGGCGCCTGCGGCGACATGATCGCGGCCAGGATGAAGTCGAGCTGCGAGGCCTCGCCATCGTAGAAGATGTACTTCGCCTTGGCGGTCCAGCTCGCGGTCGAGCCGAGCGAGGATTCATAGGCGGAGTCGTCGGTGGTGGTGGCGTCGACCGTCTTGCGCTTCCAGTCGATCGACCACTCGTTGAGACCGACCACCTGGACCTCAGCCGCGGCGATCACAGTCGCTACGCCGGTTGCGGTGGCGTTGGCCGACATGGTAACGCCGCCGCCGAAGCCAATGATGGTGGTGTTGGCCGGAATGCCGGCGCCGGTGAGGACCTGCCCGATTGCCAACTGGCCGAGCGCGCCGCTAGAAAGGGCGGTGAGGGTCGGGCTGCCGGTGGCAGTGGTGGCCGTGAAGGTGACGTTGGAGCCTACGCTGGTCTGGGCGAGGTCGCCGGTGAGTTTCTTGAACATGGTGTAACTCCTTTTGTCTTTCACGCTTCGCGCTTTGTTCTAGCGCGAAGTATCGAGAACGGTGCGAAGCACTAGCCGCAGGCCACGCTCGGATCGCTCCGGGTCGTGGAAAATTCCGCTTGATACGTCACAACCAGGGCGACGGTATCCAGCTCGCCCTTTTCAAACTCCCACTTCTGGCTGTTCTCGCGGGTAAAGCGCACGAGGCCGCCGAGCGTGGGGTCGGCGAAGAGCAGCTTCTGGGCTGCTACATAAACTGGATCGATGGCCGCGTCGCACTCATCCACGGACGCGGTGATGTGGCGGACGCGGAAAGTGAACTTGCGGTCGATCGAATCGGTGTCGAGGTACTCGGCGTCGCCCTCTTCCGGCAGCACATTGATGGCGGGCAGCTCGCCGGCGTTGAAGGCGGACATGCGCGAGCGCCAGGCCAGCGCGACCCCAGGCATGTTGACGGTGGCGACTACCTTGGCCATGACCTGCGACTGGATGCTGGGCGCGGTCATGCTCTGCACCCCAGCGCGACCTTCTTCAGCTCGTAGCACACGACGGCGCCGTCGGCTTCCGCGGTGGGCTCGCTGACCGTGTAGTCCATGCCGTCGACAGTCACTGCATCTCCCGTCTTCGGCATCGGCCGAAAGGCGTTGTACGGCATCCGGACCGCGGGGGTCGCAATGATGGCGCCGCCGAAGCCCTGCTCGGAGAGCTTCACGTCGACCGGGCGGTCAAAGTTACCCTTCGACGCGACGCCCTGAAAATTCACAGCGACGCCGAAGTCCGCGAAGAACGTGGGCAGATCGGCGTCGCCGTACATGGCCTACTTCTTTACCGGCTGCTCTTCGGCCGTCACGAACTGTGCCTGCCCGCCGGAGACCAGCGTGTGCGCATCGGCCTCGGGAACGCGGACGGTCTGGCCCTTGGTGAGGACCACGCCGCCGGGACCGAGAACGGCCTTGGCGGTGACATTGACGGTTTTGAGTTTGCTGCTGCCTGGCTGGACGGTAGTGATTGCCATAACTGGGGATCTCCGTGGTGCGAATCAAAAAAAAGGTGAGGTGGTGCGCGGGCGGCGAGGCAGTTTCTCCACGCCACCCGAAGGATCTAGACGAGCTGGTCCAGGGCCACAGAGAAGGCCTGCGGATAGGTGAGGTTGGAGTCCACCAGGAACTGCGCGATGATCTTGATCATTCCCTGGCGGGCCAGCGTGTAGGGGTCGAGGATGATCTCCATCGCGCCCCACTCGGCGATCGTCAATGCGTTGAAGCTGCCACCGATGGCCGCGTGACAAACCGCGCCCGAGATGCCCTTGACGAGCGTCTTCGGCAGCAGGTTCGACCAGGCAGCTTCGTGCCCGTTGATGCGGCCCTTGCCATCCGCCGCGTAGGTGAAGGTGGGCAGCGCGATGGTGTTGCCGAGTTCCGGCAGCCCGGCCAGGTAGCCCGCGATCTCCGGAGTGAGCAGATACTTCTGCTCGCCCAGGGCGGCGTTGGCCACGAAGCACGCGGTCAACATGTCGATGTAGTTCTGCTTGGTGGGGGTGGCGCCGTTGGTCCCGAGCGCGACCACATGGACGCCGGTGGTGGTGAGCAGGCCGGTGGGCTGGGTTCCGCCGGTGCCGGCAAGCGCCGCCGTCTCGATGCCGATGGCCGCGCGCAATACCAGCGCGTTGCGCACCTTGGCCTCGATGTCGATGGTGGACTGCACCAGCAACTGGCGCGACCAACTGGTGGAGCCGATCGCCTGCAGCGGGCTGAAGTAGACCTGGCCGAAGGTAGGGTCGACGTCGGTGTTGTCCGCGCCCGGATTCTCGCCCACCCAGTTGAAGCCGGCGTCGCCGGTCATCTTGGGCAGTGCGAAGTTGCTGGTGCAGCCGCCCATGAACTCCGCGCCCATACCCGGCAGCCGAAGCGCCGGGCGGAGGAAGTCGAGGAAGCTGATCAGCTCGGTGGCCACGGTGGCGCCGCCTGCGCCCGAGGTGCCGGTGTAGAGGCCGGCGCGGGTGCGCGCTGCGCGCTCGTCACTGGTCATCCGGAAGATGGGCTGGTTGGTGGGGATGAAGATGTTGCCGGTGGCGCGGCCGAGCGTCTTGGTCAGCGTGTCGGAAATTTCCTTCTCCAGGCTGGGCTGCTCGACGCTGCGATCGCCGCGCATCACGGCGAGGAAGTCGTATGCGCGGGCTTCCTTGGCACTGAGCGTGACGGCCGATGCGCCGGCGTTGAGGGTGGCTTCCTTCTCGCGCTTCTTATCGAGCACCATGGACGCGACTGCATCGCGGGTGTGGCCCTCGTTGATGGCGGTGTCGGCCAGCTCGCGGGTAAGGACTTCGGGGAACTGGCGCTGCAGGAGAGCGATCTGCGCGCAACGCTCGCGCTCTGCCTTGAGGGCGACGGTATTGTCAGAGACGACGGCGATGACTGCTTCGGGCATGTGAGGCTCCTGGGTGCTGCGTCCGGCTGCTGCCGGCGGATCTGCCGGCATGCCTGCAAAGCGCACCGGATAAAGCGGAAGGTCTGAAAGGCCGCGCCCGACGCCGACGCTGGGGTCGGCGGGGATGGCGACGAGGGAAACTTCGATCGGCTCCCATGAGTCGGCTTCGAAGGTGCCTAGATAGTTCGGGTCCTCGTCGTCGGCTGGGTCGATGTCTTCAGCGCGGGCTTCGCTGTGGACGATGTAGCCAACGGAGATATACGGGAGAGTTCCCTCGCGCACCTCGGTAGCAACGTCCTTCCCGAATTGAGTAGTGTTGAAGCGGATATTGCCGCTGCCGGTCTGGTCATGGATGGCTCCATCCTGCAAAATCCCGGCGCGCTGGTTGGCGTCGTGATTGACCAGCACCGCCAGGCCCTGGGTGAGGCGGTCAGTTTTTACCGCGCCGCCAGAGTGCTTCAGCACCTCGTTCCACCACATGCCGCCCCAGGTCATCCGCTTGACGGGATTCGCCGAGGAGAACGTGATGGGCACGACATTGTCGTCCGCGCCTTCGGCCGGCGCGGCTGCGCGCACGCTGAAGGCCCGGCTCTGCATGGGGAGCTTGACGGGGGGGAGCTGCTTGGTGATCTTCTGTGCCGCTGCGAGTTCTGCCATGTCGCAACGATGTTTAGGGGCAATCCGCGAAAACGGTCAAATGTGCGGGAAAATCAACGCGCAGGAAGCCCTACAAGGCGCTGCCGCGAAAGCGGTGATGGGATAGCACGGCGAAAACGGCAGTGGTGAGTGAGAGCGAGGGGTAAGTGGTAAAAGTGGTAAGTGATCAGTGGTAAGTGGTCAGCAAAAGCAAAAAAGGCGCGCGCTGCACTGACTTACCACTTACCAAATTGTCAGGCGGCGACGAGTCTGGCGCGCCCGGTCTTCACGAGGCGATCCAACCGGTAATTGCGACCGTCCTTCACCAGGTAGATTCGCCCACCGATGTTGGTGAACTTTTGGAAGCCAGGAGCAACAACGCTCGCCGGCAAGTTTTCTTTTGCGTAGAAGTACGCCATCTTTTGAAAGCGGCCATCGGCATGCGCGGTGTCCATCAGTTGCCTCCTGTTTCCGGTTTCTTGCCGCCGCTGTCGGCCGCGGCTTCATCGGCCTCGGTGTCGGTCGCGGTGTCGGCGATGCCCTTGGTGTCGGTGCCCAGCTTCACGCCCGAGGCCAGGATGTAATCCTGCTCGTACTTGATGCGGTCGATGGTGCTCTCGAAGTCGTGGCCCGCCTCAGCCATCTGGTCGGACTGCGCCTCGTATCCGTTCTCGACCTGGAGGACCGCGCTCTGCGCATCCTTGAGCGGATCCACCCACGGCCAGCCTCGCGCATGGAAGCTGGCGAACTCAAAGTAGTCGCTGGGCAGGCCGTCGAGCTTGATCTCGCCGGCGAGCCAGGCGTTCTGCAGCCACGCCTCGAAGATGGGCCGCATGAAGCCGGCCTTGAAGACATCCTGCTCGACGCGCCAGGTATCGCGCTCATCGAGCAGCCCGGCGCGGATGCTGGAGTAGTTCACACCCTCGCGATCGTTGGCCAGCGACTCATAGCTGACGTCGAGGCCCGCTCCGGCGAGCCGGGTGAGCGACTTCATAAAGAACGGAAAGGCCTGGGTCGGATGGTTGGCGTCCCACGCCTTGAACTGCACCCCGGCGGGGAGCTGCTCCAACATCCCCGGCTCCGACTTCATGCTGAGCATGTTCTCTTCGTCGCGCGGGCCGGTGTAGCTCTCGTCGGTGGCGGCGGCGGACTCAAAGAAGCCTTGCTTCTCCGCGGCGGTGCGCGCGGCGATGGCCTCCGACTCCGAGTACTTGCCGATCATGTGGATGCCGATCATCGACGGCGCCATCTCCGGATAACCGCGGGTCTGGCCGACACGCTGCGCGAAGAAGAGGTGGACCATCTCCTGGGCGGGCACCACGACGCGGAACTGCGGCGCGGTGGAGTACTCGGCCGGGTGGCGCTTCCACAGGTGGAAGTTGACCGGCTTGCCGTAGGCATCGGTCTCCACACTCATGCGGATCTGGTTCCCGTTGGGCATCTGATACATGAAGTAGTTGAGGTCGAGCTGGTCGGGATCGAAGAACTGCAGCGCGAAGTTGTACGGGTTGCCGCGGTCGTAGGTGACCATGCGGCACAGACACTCGCCGTCGCGCTTCCACTGCTCGATGGCGAAGCGCTGCGCTTCGGCAAAGCTCATTTTGCCGGTGACGGTGCAGAACTCGCGGGCAGTCCAGCGCTTCCACGCTGCCTCGATCTCCATCGACAGCTTTTTGTTGATTTTCTTGCCCTTTTTCATGGGCACCTTCATCTGCAACTGAATCCCCTTGTCGCCGGCGATGTTCTTCTGGCACATGCGGAGGTATTTGCGGATGATGGGATTATTGGTGCTGAGGCGTCGGGCGCGACCCCGGAGCCCATACAAATTGGCCCAGAGATCGAGGTCGGCCGAACTGTTGGACGTGCCCCAGTCTTCAGTGGTGCGGGTGACCCGGCCGGCGCGGAAGTTGAGGTCGCGCTTGCGGGACTCTGCCGCGGTGCGGGCGAGGGTTGCGGCCTGGGTGGTAGCGCGCGAGTCCATGACGGCCAGCTTGGCTTCGGAAAGGTCGAGGCTAAAAATCTCATTCATAGGTTTTCACGCAAAGCCTTCGAGAACGGTGCGAAGCGCACCTACTCGCCACGGAAATGCACCGCAACCGTGGTGGGCAGCATGTACTCGCCGCGGTTGATCCTTTCGATCTTGACGATGGAGGTGTAGACGGAGCGGAGCTGCAGCAGCTCGGTGATGGAGTAGCGGCGCAACATGCGGCCGTTGATGGTGTACTCCTGCACGCCGTCGCCGCCGCGGCCGGCCAGCATCAGGTGGATGTTGTCCAGCGCCTTCTCGGCGTTGGAGCGGGTATCCTGCGGCGCTGTCGCATCCAGCAGGTCGATGGCGATGACGACGCGGCCGAGGGCAACGGTGAAGCGCTGCGCCGGTACCGGGCCGGAAGCGGCGAGCGCGACCACGGCGGTCCACTGATAGGCGCCGGGCGCCCAGAGCTTGGTCTCGGCCGACGGCACCGCGATATTGAACTGATCGCCGGTCGCGGTGATGTCCGCGGAGTTGACGACGATGCGGCCGGTGGGTGAGTTGAGCACGTAGGCGAGCACCCAGCCCGCGGTGGCGGGATAGGCCTCAAAGCTGCGCGACCAGGCCAGCGTATCGCCGGCGATGAGGTTGTGCGGCTCGGGCTCTTTGGGGGCGTCCACGAACTCGATGTTGTAAGGAAAGTCCCCGATCGACATGCCTGAGTGTGTAAATGCAACCGTGAAAAACGGTCAAAGATGGGCGATTTAGGCATGAAGATCGGCAAAAACCGAAGAAAACGGCGTAGGATTGCGCGCAAGGGAGATACAACCATGGAAGGCACCCAGGCAAGCCAGAACCACCGCAACGCCCCCATCGCAGGCCAGGTCAACTGCAATTTCCTGGTCACCGACCTCACCACTGCCGAGTGGGACCGCAACCTGTCGCTGGTCAAGATGACGGCGACCGAACCCGGCACCAGCCACGCCTCGACCGCCAAGCCGATCGGGATCCTCCAGCTCACCATCACCAGTCCGGAACAGTGGACGGAGCTGGCCAAGCGTGGATACTTTGCCTGCACGCTGACTCCGACCGAGGCGCCGATCCGGGCCGAGACGGGCGCGCGCAGCCAAGTTGAAGCCTAGCGGCCGGGGGCCACCCGGCTAACGGTCCCACTCCCCGGCCCAGCTCGTCTTCGCGGCGAGCCTGGCGCCCTTCTTCTTTGCGCCTGTCAGGATGGGGATGTCGCCGGCGGAGATCTCCGGGGTTTGCGTGATCGCTTCGGGAGGGGCGTCAGGCACGCTCCGCGGATCTCCGGCCGGCGGCGTCTGTTTGAAATGTGCAGCCATCTGCTGCAGGTTCGCCGCCAGCTTGGTCCAATCGCGGATATTGAGATCGTCGAGCGCGGCCATCGCGTAGACGCGGCAGTCGAGGGCCTCATTGCGCTCCTGCTTTTTGACCCACTTGCGGACCGGCGTCATGCCGTCCATTTCGCTGACCAGCTTCTCGGCCGTGAGCTGCGCGAAGTAATCGCGGTCGTAGGTGTTGCGCGGGACGACGGTGCCCTGCTCGTTTTTGTACGCCGAAGGAAAGTGGCAGTAGCTCGGCCCGATCTCCTCGACCTTCAGATTGGCGTAGAGCGCCTCCTTGGCCGTGTCGATGCCGACGATGCGCAGCTCCACCCGCGATTTGTGGGCGCGCTGTGCCCTGGGCCGGGTGAGCGGGACCGCCGGGCCAGCCATGCCCTTGGAAGCGAAGACGCGGCGCACCTGGCGCGGACGGCAGAACTTATAGACCTGGGCGGTGTGATACCCAGAATCGATGAAGGCGCACGCGATGCGCAGGCGCGCGCCCGAGGCGTGCAGCCAGGTGCGCTGGAGCAGCTCGTCGACCGGCAGCCAGGCCTCGGCCATCGCCGGGTTGCCGCGAAGAATGAAGTAGTCGATGGACCAGGACTGGCCATCCGCGCCCCAGCCAACCAGCTCCGCCTCGATGCGATCGGCCTGGACGTCGACGCCGAGGGTCAGGACCAGGGCGCCGGCCGGTACTTCGGCCTCGTAGATGCCGCGGCGCTTCATCAGGGCCGTGTCGTCGACGGTCTCGCCGAAGGCCTCATAGGTGCGCGCCAGCCGGGTGTTGATGAAGGCCTTGCGCTGTTGCGGATTTTTGTACGCCTTCAGCCAGTCGCCGATCAGCGACTCCCACGTCTTCCAGGGCGAGTAGAGAACGCTGAGCGTAAAGCCAGCGGTGTGGCCGTCGCCGCCACCCGGGTTGGTCTTGTGCCAGTACGCGGGAAACTCGACGTCGCGGTCGCGCAGCATGTCCGGCTTATCGGCCTCGAGGATCTCGCAGCCCTGGACGCACACGTAGTAACACCGGCTCGGCTCATGCCTGGTCGCGCCGCTGTTGCTGTTGGGGCCAGGCCACTTCAGCGACTCCCACACCAGCTCCTGGTAGGTGTGGCAGTGAGGGCAGGCGACCATGTAGACGCGCATGTCGGAGTTGGCGAGCAGCTTCTCGATGCGGCTGGCGCCCTTGATGCTGGGCGTGGAGGCATAGACCTTGAAACGATTCCAGAAGTTCGTGGTTCTCGCGTCGGCGATGGTGATGGGGTCGCCCTTGGTCCCGGAGCTGGCCGGGAAGTCGTCAACCTCGTCGCAGATCAGCACCCGCGCCGGCCGGCTGGCCAGGGTGCTGGGTGCGTTGGCTCCCGCCAGGGCCATGAAGCCGCCGGGGAACTTCTTTTTGAGAATGGTGGCGCCGCTGGACCGGGTTTTACTCTTGCCGAAGAGCGGTGCGAGGGCCGGCGTGTCGCGGATCGCGGTGTCGATGCGCTCTTTCGAGAGATCCTCGGCGAGGGTTTTGGTCGGCATCACCCAGAGGATCGGGCTGGGCGCGTGCGAAACGAAGTAAAAGAGCGTGTTCAGCATCGAGGCGGTCTTGCCGCACTGCGCGGCGATCATGTAAACCGCGGTTTCAATGCCGGGCTCGTTGGCGACGTCCATCATGCCGCGCTGGTAGGGTGCGCGGTCGGTGGACCACTGGCCAGGCTCGGAGGCGCCCTCGGGCGGGAGGCGCGCATTGAGGTCTGCCCACTCGGAGACGGTGAGCTCCGCCGGCGGGGTCAGGAGCGCGAGAGAGAGAACGACGGCGCGCTGCAGGGCAGCGAGTGAATCGGCGCTGGACTGGAAGCTAGGCATCGGGCGCCTTACTCCCGCTGGCCAGGTCGGCGCAGAGGTCGCGCGCGGAGCTGGTCAGTACGCCGAAGAGCTGGTTGCGATCGCGGAGCCCGAAGACACGGCCGATCATCAGCGTGGGCCAGCCGAGGATCTTGGTCTGAAGGTTTTTTGCGGTGTCCTGCATGGTGCGGGCGACGTCGTCGACGGCGACTACCTGGCCGCGGCGCTCCGCCAGCTCGAGCTCGCGGAGATCCGCCGACGCGATCGCATTGCGCAGGACCGCCTCGGCGCCAGCCTCGCGTAGCTCATTCTTGCGCTCCTGGAGCTTCTGCAGCTCCGACCAACCGGCATCAGGACCTGTCGGCTCACCGACCGGTGCTGTGGGCGGCCAGGAGACGGCTCGCTTCCGTGCATTTCCGTCATCGTCGGCCCTCATTTTCACGTACCAGGGCAGCACGTCCGACCAGATGAAGCGCCGCCCGCGCTCGTCGGCGACAGAGGGCATGTCACGCTCTTTGAGCCAGTTGCGAATGGTGCGGTCGGTGACAAAAAGGAGGGCCGCAACGTCGTCGATCGCCAGGGCATCGTGCTTCGCGGGCTGTTTGATCTTCGGCATCGGCGGAAACGGAAAACTAAAAAAAATAAAAATGGTGCTAGGCCGGGCTCGCGGTAGCGCGTCACCCGCAGCGAGCGATGTCTGGGAAGGACCCGTTGAGGTTGCGGGGTACTGAGGCCCTTCCTTGCATACAGAGCTGCTGGCTTGGCGCCGAGACTCGCGCCGTGTAGGTTATGCCGTGCGCTGCTCGATCCCGTCAACTGTGCGGTGTTCGTCCTCACCCAGAAGTGGAGTTTCAATTCCATTGGCCTGGCGCGTACGTCTAGGGTCATGCGCCACCACCTCCTAAGTGCGAAGCCGCACAGTGAGCAGCCTGACAGACGCCGGCGATTCTCAGCCCTAAGCTCGGTACTCATGCGCACCTTCCCCCCGCACGTTGCGGACGCAATCTGATGGCACTCACCCTCTCCACAGTCAAAAGCAAGCGTCATTACATGCGCCAGCCGCAACTTGTTCGTCGCATGCGTTCCGATCCACCGTTGCTGTTTTGGCGTCGGGTGTTGGATCAAGCTGTTGATGAAGCGATGAAGACAAGCGGTGGTCTACCCACCGACCTCGCCATCCTGGCCCGTTGGTGGATCTCCGATCTGCGACCGCTGCAGAGCGATAAGGATGAGTGGGAGCGCAGCTTTGAATGCGCATGTCACTGGCTCGACCTTGACCCGATCGCCGAGCGCAAACGTCTTCTCTCTGAGATTGATCTCAGCCTGCAGGGCGATTGGATGCAGGCGTGGTATTTGCTGACTTACACGCGCCGCGCGATGGTGCTCACCTGCTCCGGCGTTCCCACCGCGATCGCAAAACAGTTCTTTCTCCCTTTGGCTTCGCTTTCGACCTACGATGAAGTCGCCGGCGTCGAGAAGCCGGACATGTTTGCCGAGCTTGAGCCGCTCGATCCAGTCGTCCCGCTCAGCGCCTATGCTTCGGTTTGGCCGCAGCGCGACTAGGCTTTTCCGATCCAGGCGCCATCCAGCCAGACCTTCACCGTCTTGGCTTCAATTCCGTCCACGCGCCCCGGTGTTATCTCAGAAGTGGCCTCGTAAATCGCCTCACCCGTTTCAATCCCTGTCGGCATATCCCACAACAGAAACCAGTCGCCTTTGCGCAACTCCTCAAAGTCGGCCCTCGCCCACGCGTTCTCTCGCAAAATGTAGACCGCGCGATACTCTTCTCCAGCTTTCGAGTAACCGAATGCACGCGGCATGACCGCCAGCGCCAACGCTGCTGCAGCCGTGGATGTGATGAACCTTCTGCGATTCGTTTCCATTGGTGCTCCTGTCTAAGAAACAACCCGGCTGTCAAACCCGTCATAGTTGTCCAGGTGGTATTTGATGACCCGGTAGCACTCGCACGCCACGTTTTCGAGTCCCGCTGGATTGATGATTCGCACCACGCCGCGCGTGTATTCGACCAGCCGCAACTCCTTCAACTTCCCCGCCGCGATTGAAATTGTCGATCGCGTCGTGCCCAGCATCTGCGCCATATACTCCTGCGACATCTCGAAGGTTTCACTATGCGCGCGGTCCGCGCAGATCAGCAGCCACCGAGCCAGGCGCTGCTCAAAGTTGTGGCGCGCGTTGCAGGCGGCCGATTGCATCGACTGGACAAGCTGGACCTGCACGTAGCGCAGCGCCAGCATTTGGAATACTTCGCCGCGCGCGAACTCCCGCCGCGCCTGCTCCACCGGCGAGCTATAGCCTTTGCCGGCGATTTGCGTGTAGGCGCGGTTCAGGCTTTGTTTCGTCCCCATCAACGCCGATATCCCGATAATCGACTCGCAGCCAAACATCCCCACTTCGACCTGTGTCCCGTCGTAGAAGGTGACGGTCATCGACGCCATGCCCTCTTCGACGAAGTAGATTTTGTCGATGGGCGTGCCTGGATATTCCAACTCGTGCTGAACCGCGAAGGTCACCGGCCGCAACTTCAGCCGCTCGATCACGTCGTCGCCCAGCGCCTTCAGCACCGTGTTCTTGAACATGATTCATTAGACGCCGGTCAGAGCGTCCGCAGGTCCAGATGCCATGCGATCAGGAAGCTCGTCATACGCTCCCAACCGCTCTCTCGCAAAACAATCTGCCCGAGCACGATCGGGTCCGCGTCGTTCCTTACACTTTGCGGCACCAGGCCGATGCGGTCGAACAGCTTCAGCGCCATCGCGGCCTGCGTCGCGGTCATCACCACCGGCCGCGCGGCGGCAAACGGAAACTCGATCGGTGTCCAGTCGTCCGCCCAGGCGCGGACGGTGATCCTGTCTTGGTCCGGCATCTTCTCCAGGGTGACTTGTTTGAGCACCCGCTGGACTGGGGACTCGTTCCGGCCTTCGCCTGGCTGTAAAATCTGCGCTTTCTCGTCGGGCACCCTCGGGGTCATTTTGTAGAAGTGGCTCTCGATTCTCTCCTGGCGCAGCGGCCTCGCCCGCGACGTCCGGATGGCGAATTGATCGCAGGGCATGTTGGGCACGATCGTAAAGCCCGCGTCGACGGCCAGCAGCAGCTTCCCGTAATACGTCACCTGGCGTTCGAGTCGCTTGCCCACATTGACCAGGGCATCTGATGCCCACTTGTTCTCAGTCGCAATGTCCACCGCGCTCTGAATCTCGGCGTGCTCGGCCTCCAGCGCCTCCAGCTTCGCGCGCAGGTACTCGCCGATCTGCGCATTGGACTCTTTCATCTCGGTTGCATTGACGGCGACCGCGTGCAGGTTCGGCCGCGTTTGAACTTCGGTGTTTTGGTCGATGACTGCCTTGTCGAAGTATTTCGCGAGGCGGTCCGCCAGTGCTGGCGAAGCCTTCGCCTTGCCGTTCTCCAGTTCGTTGTCCATCGGTGGGTCCTCCTTTGAATAATCGCTCATGCTGCTCCCTTCTTCTTCGGCCCGTACTCCAGAAACTCCGCGCCCATGGTCACATTTGGGTCGAAGTGAACGCGCTCCCCGTTGACCATCTTCCAGTAGCTCGGGTCGGTCGCGCCGTGCCTTTCCCGCGCCGCGCGCAGGTCGGAGAGATGCACGCCGTCGCTCTTGCTGCCGAATGGTGGCAGCGCCCTCGCCGGCGGCTTCTTCGTCGGGCCGCGTTTGCGTATGCATAGAATCTTGGCGCGCTCCAGCAGCTCCGCCCGCCCCGCCTCCGGCGGCAGGATGACATCGGCGATCTCGCGGTCGTACTCTACTTCGGTATGGTGGCAGAGCAGCAGCGTGCGCAAACTCGGGAGCAGCCGCTTGGCCTGGCGCAGGACCTCCGCGCCGAAGCCCTGCAGCGGCAATTCGACCAGCAGCAGATCCACCTGCTGCATTTCGGCATCCGGGCCCGCCTTGCCCAGGCCGCCGACCCCGATCCCGAGGATGGCCAGCGCTTCTTCCGCGGTCGCTGCCGAGGCCACGCGATAGCCCCGCGTGCGGAATAGAAACCGGCGCACACTCAGCTTCCCTTCATCGCTGCACGCCAGCACCACCACCTTCGCCGGCCTCATGCGAACAAACCCCCCAGAAAATCCTTAACCTCGGAGAGCGGCTTCAGCAGCTCCTTCATTCCGCAATCGAGGCAGTACGGCTTGCCGTTCAGCCGGCCCTTGGTCGACACCTCGCAGACCGTGCAGGCAATGTCCCGGCGCCGCTGGTTCGTGTTCCAGGTCGCGCCGTTCACCGTAATCTCCGTGCTCTTGATCTTCATGGAAACAATCCCCCCTGTTCTGCTTTCGCGGGCTTTGCCGGCTTCGGCTGGCTGGGCGGATGGTGGTCCTGGACGCAGCGGCCTACCCTGCCGTCGCTGACCGAGTGCTCCGTCTCCCTGCCGCAGGTGTTGCACCACTTCCGAATGCTGATCGTCCCCTTGGGATAGTGCTGGGTCATATCGCCCGCCCTCCTGCCCGCAGTTTGTTGTCCCGCACCCACTTCGCCTCGCACTCCGGGCTGCTGCAGACCGTCCGGTCGTCGGGGTAGAGCCACCAGCAACCCGCCGCACACGCGCGCTGTTCGGTGCATCGGCAGTAGCGGCACATGCCCGGCGTCGGCCCTGGCAACTCCTCGTACGCCAACCCGGCGCGGCCTTCGATCCAGTCGCGGTGGCTGATGTGGACGACGTCGCGCGCGTGGACCATCCCATGCGGCCAGTCCAGGTCGGCATCCGGCCGCATCTTCCGCGGTAAGCCCTCGGCAAAGCCCGCAATTGCGCTCACAAACGCCGCGTCGATCATGGTCTCGCCCAGCGTACCCGCCTGCGCGGCATCCATCGACAGCGAGCACACCAGCGCGTTGTGGACGATCTGCTGCGCGCCGCGCCGCTCGACCAGCAACACTGCATCCCCCGGCGCTATCCCAATCGTTCTCATGGCTTGAGCTCGGCTGCCGATTGGGCAAGCGAATTAAGAATTCCGTTAACCTCGGACAATGGGATAATTTCGGTGACCAGCAGACGTTCGAGCCAATCTGTCGCGTGCGGGAACGTCCTGCGTTCTCCACCATCGTGCATATTTAAAAGCTCGGCGTAGTGGCTCTGCAGCTTCACCGACTCTTCCAACGCGGTCATCAAAATCCGAATCCACCTTGTTTCTGCCTCGCTCATCGTGTTGGCTCCTCCGCTCCATAGGGTGTGCCGATCGGGCTGCGGTCCATCACATCGGCGAGCGGGCCAAGCGGCCTCCAGGGTGCCTCCTTGCTCCTGACTCCACACCCACCGCACGCGGCGCACCTTGCGTTCCGCACCACGCCAGCGCCGCTGCAATCCACACATCGGGCCACGTACCCAGACCCATGGCACATAGGGCATGACGAAACGCCTTTGATGGTGTAGTCGCGCGTCCCGTCGTGGTTGTTGCGGTAGTACATCTCCGCGCATTTACACCAACGAATCAGCCCGTGGTCGGCCCCGGCGAGTTCACTCTCGATTCCCTTCTCAGTCATCGGTCAACCTCCAGCGCCTAAGCGCCTAAGTGCCCAGGTACTCGCTCAGCAGATGCTCAACCAGTTCGGAGAAGTCGCCGCCGTCGCGATCCTCCCACAACCGCGCGGCCGCTTTGCGCGTGTCCTTGCGGATGTAGATCTTCACCGGCTCAAAGTCCGGGTTGGTGCTCTTCGCGCTCTTGCCGGCTGCTGCCGGCGGCTTCGCCACCAGATGCGGCGCCTCTTGCGCGCTTTTACGTCGGGGGTCACTACCGGCTTCGGGTGACTGCGCTGCCTTGATGCCCGCGAATGCGGAGGCGAGTGTGCTCTTCGGCGTGCTCATGCGTGGGCCTCCATGCGTTGGTCGCTGTCTTTCGATCTTTCACGCGCAGCGTCGAGAACGGAACGAAGTTCACCTCCGACGGCGACGTATGCTGCCCACGCCCGCGCGGCGTTGCGGTCCTCGGCCTTGTCGACGATGCAGCCCGCCGCCGCCGCTTTCTTGAAGGCTTCCAGCCGCGGAATCTCCTGCGCGAACACCGGCGCACGGGCCGCGGCCAGCAGCGCGCGCAGCTCGGCGGACTCCTTGGCGGCGTATGCAGGCACCGAGGTCAGCAGCACCCGGAAGGCGGCGTCGATGCCCTGCAGCGCGCGGATGGTCTGGCCCAGGCCATCGGTCTCCAGCGCCGCCGGCACCGTGGGCACCACCAGCAGGTCGCATCCCTCGGCCGCGGCCTTCAGGTCGTCGCCGCTGGGGCGCTGGCCGGTGTCGATCACGATGTGGTTGTAACTGCGCGCCAGCTTCGCCGCCTGGTCGATCGTCGCCACGCGGAAAGGGAAGCCGTCGCCACGTTGCGCCCACGCGGTCGCGTTGCGTGTCTGGTCGCCATCCAGCAGCAGCGTCGGCGCCAGCGTCTCCAGGTATGCGGCCAGGTGCACCGCGGTGGTTGTCTTGCCCACGCCGCCTTTGTAGCTCGCTACGGTGATGATCATCGTGCTCACGCTCCCCATTCCGAAGGTTCTTAGGTGCTCAGGTGCTCAGGTGCTCAGGTGCTTCCCTTACCACTTACCACTCGCTCTCGCTTACCACTGACCACTCGCTCTCGCTTACCACTC